CGACGACCGCCTGGCCGTCCGAGGGCGTCGCGGTGCCGTGCACGTGGACGTGGATCGTCGTAGACGACCCGCCGCCGGCGCCGAGGAGGTCGTGGCCGACGGGCTCGGGGCGGCCGGTGCCGTTGTAGGCCATGTTCCAGCCGGGCTTGAGGAACCCGCCGCGGTCGAACATCCCCCAGTGGATGTGGTCCCAGTGGTCGCCCCGGGTCGGTTCGCCGTACAAGTGGGGGCGGCCCCGGTAGAGCTGGCGGCCGCCGGCGGGAGAGAAGATGAGCTCGCCAGACGCCGGGTAGTTCGCGGCGAGCCAGTTGAAGATGTCCATGCGGGGCGAGATGTCGATCGCTCGGCCCCTCGAGTGCAGCGACCGGTTCCCGGTGGCGGTGATGGCTCCGGGCCGGAACCCGGAGTGGAGCGCGACGTCGGGGAACTGGTGACGGACGACGTTGAACAGCTGCTGCCAGATCATCCCGTCGCCGAAGTTCTGCGGGATGGCGCGCTTGTCGGCCTCGTTGGCGGCGCCGGCGACCCACAGCAACAGGGCGTCGATGGGCTTGTTGACCATCCCGGCGAACACCTTGCCGGGGGTCCCGAACCGGCCTCCGGCGGCGCTGATGTTGTCGCGGATCGGGTCGAGGAGCCGGGCGAGGCCGCCGGCGGCGAGGTCACGGAGCCGGTCGGCGATCGAGTTGACCGCGTCGGCGGCGATCCCGGCGACCGCGGAGACGGGGTTGGGGAACCCTCCGATGGGCAGGCCGAGGGCGCGCATCTCGCTGTCGGACCGGATCCCGTAGCGCTCCGCGAGCACGTCGGCCGCGGGACGGCCGGCGACCATCCCGCGGCGGTCGACGACGGTCTCACCGCGCTGCAGCACGGCGGGGACCTCGCCGGGGCGGAGCGGGCCCCGGTGGGCGCGGCCGCCGGTGGCGCCGACGATCCCGCCTTCGTGGTACTGGAGCCCGAGCCGGCGGCCTCCGGAGCGGCCGCCGCCGTCACCGCCTCCGACGTTGGGGACGTTCCCGGGGATGATCCCGTCGAGGTTCACGACGCCGGCGACGGTGCGCATCACTCCGAGGAACCGGTTGATGACGTTGTCGATCACCCAGTTGAGCGGCCCTGTCATCGCGGACTTGATCCCGGACCAGATCCGGCCGATCGCATCGACGCCGCCTCGGATCGCTCCCTTCACCACGTCGATCGCGCCGCGCACCCCGGACTTGATGCCGTCCCACACGCGGGTGAACACCCCGCGGACCCCTCGCCACGCGTACCCCCACGCGGCGGAGATGACGGCCATGCCAGCACCGATGATCCCGGACACGGTGTTGATGACCAGGCGGGCGACGCCGACGATCGCGTTCCAGACCCCCGAGAAGATGCCCTTGATGCCGTCCCACGCCTTGCCCCAGTCGCCGGTGAACACCCCGACGAAGACGTCGAAGATCCCCTTGATCGCCTGGAACGCCCCCGAGAAGATCTGAGCGATCGCCGAGAACGCGATCTCCACCTTCGACAGCCACTGCTGCCCGAACCGGTCCCACAGGTTCGAGATCACCCCGAACACCCGCTCCACCACGAGGCGCACCGCGTCGAACCCCGACTGCCACGTGGCGACCAGGTCCTCGATGAACGACATGATCCCCGGGCCGTTCTCGTCCCACCACCTCGAGATGACCCCGACCGCACCGAGGAAGGCGTCGCGGACTCGGGGCCAGACCCGCTCGAAGATCTCCTGGATGCGGGCGATGGCCGGCGGCAGGTGCTCGGAGAACCACGCGGAGAGGTCGTCGACGATCGGGCCGAGCCGGGTCATCCCGTCGCCGATCGCCTGGAACACCCGGGTGGCGACCGGTTCGAGGGCGACCATCACCCGGTTCTTGATGAGCTGCCACTGCTCCCCGAAGTCGCGGGTGTCCCTCGATGCCGCCATGATCGTGTCCGACCCACCGGCGATCGACGCCGACAGCTGCTCGAAGTCGAACCGGCCCTCGGAGATCGCCGCGAACATGTCCGCGCCGGCGCGTTGCCCGAACGTCTCCATGGCGTCGGTCATGTCGAGCGTCCCGTTCTGGACGCCGGCGACGAACCGGCGGAACGCGTCGGCCGGCTCCTCGCCTGCCGCGGCGAACCCGGCGAGCCCTCGGCGGAGGCCGGACATGACCGTGGTGGTGTTGACGCCCTGGGCTTCGAACTGGGACAGCATCGCCACGCTGTCGGAGAACGAGAACCCGAGGTTCCGGAGCGGTGCGCCGAACTGGACCACCTGGGCGGACAGCTGCTCCATGCCGACCCCGGTCTGCTGGGTGGCGCGGAACAGCTGGTCCATGGTGGCCGGCATCTGGTCGGCCTGGATCCCCCAGTCGCCGAACACCCGGGTGAGGTTCTGCACGTTCGACCCGAGGTCGGTCTCGGTGAGGCGGGACAGCTCGAGCATCCGCCGGCTGACAGCTTCGAGGGGCTGGCCGGTGAGACCGAGCCGTTGGTTCAGCCCGGCGATCGCTTCCGACGCCGACCCGAAGTCGGCGGGGACGGTGCGCACCACGTCGCGGAACGACTGCTGCAGCGACCCGAGGGCCTCGCCGGTCGCGCCGGTGTTCACCCGGATCTTGTCGTAGGCGTCGTCGAACTGGGAGCCGATCCCGTAGAGGGCCATGCCGGCGCCGACCGCCGCGGCGCTGACCGCGGCGAACCCTGCGGCGGCGACAGCGCCCATGGTCTTGAAGCTGCCGCCGAGTCCGCCGGCCTTGCGGTCGACGGCGCCCATGGCCGTCAGCGCGCCCTTCGCGTCGCCGACGATCACCACCTCGAGGCGGCGCGATCGGGCCATCAGCTCACCCCCTCGGCTTCTTGGCGGCCGCCCGGACCTGCTTGAGGTCCTGGCGGTAGTACTCGAGCTCCATCAGGCTCAGGCGGGCTGGTCCGCCGACGTCGGGAGGTCGGATCCCGTAGAGGCGGGAGAGGGCCGGCCAGTCGGATCCGACTTCGGCCCGGAGCCTTCCGGGGAGGGGACCTCGTCGGCGTCGGGGAGGATCTCGCCGACCTGCAGCACGGTCTGGTCGTCGCCGTGGGTCTGCTGGGCGGCCTGGACATCGATGGCGGAGGGGAACTGCTTGACGGCGTCGCGGACCTTGAGGTGCTGCTCGCCGGCGTGGCGACGGCCGAGCCACCACATCACCGCGAGGGCGGCCATGGACATGTCGCCGGTGAGGAACTCCTCGACGGGCCGGCCGGTCTGGACCTGGCACTCGAAGCTGTCCTCGGCGTCGATGGCCGAGTGGAGGAACTCGTAGCGGGTGCCGCGCACCACGATGTAGAACCCGATCGGGTCGGGCTCGTGGGCGGACGGCTGGTCCTCGGGCAGGACGCCAGGACGGTCGGACATGGTGGGGCTCCTCGGGCAGGGGATGGAAGGGGTGGGCAGGTTCCGCGACGAAGGCCCTCCGAGAAGGGCCTCCGTCGCGCGCCCCTGCCCGGGGCGTGGGTGGGCTCAGCGGCCGAGGACGGTCGCGCCGAGCGCTGCGAGCTCGTCGGGGAACGCCGCGGCGACGGCATCCTCGAAGGCGTTGAGGTAGAAGTCCTCGATCTCGGGGATCGATACGTAGATGCCCGGGTTGATGGCGTAGGCGCCGCGTCCGGGGCCCTCGTCGTTGATCCCGACGGGCCAGGCGTTGAAGTGCTGGTTCCCGACCCACGGCTCGAACTGGTGGTACTGGACGGAGCCGAAGAAGGCGCCGTCGGCGAACCGGTAGCGGGTGCCCTTGTTGATCGCGATCTTGGCGACGCGCTGCTCGCCGCGGCCGACGACCGCGGGGGCGGCCTTGGCGGTGACGCCGCCGCGGGCCTCGGCCTTCGCTCGGATGTTCGCGGCGACCTTCTCGGCGATCTCCTTGTTGGCCTTGGTGAGGGCCCGGGCGAGCCGAGGGTCCGCGCTGCGCAGTTCCGCCTGGAATGTGCGCAAGCCGCGGACCTCGACGGCTCCCCGGCCCCTCGCCATCAGACTGGGGTGGTGTCGTTGCTGATCAGCACCGCGGTGATGGCCGAGGCGTCGGTGGTGGTGCCGATGCACTTGTAGGGCGCCGAGAGCTGCACAATGCCGCGGCCGTCGACCTCGGGGGTGGCGCCGTCGAAGCGGACGTTCATGGTGGTGGTGAGCGACGCGGACGCCCCGGCGGAGATGGTCGACACGAGCGCGACCTCGTTGGCGTTGCGGAACCGGTTGTACTGGGTGAGCGACTCGAACTCGAGGTCGACGGTGCCGCCGTACTCGCGCAGGTCGGCCTCGAGCGGCTCGGCCCGGTACTCGGAGCCGATGAACCGGCGGTCCGTGTCGAGCCCGTTGGAGCCCTTGATGGTGAGCTTCTTCACGTTGGCGGCGCCGCCGGCGACCGACGCGGTGGCGTGCTTGAACGTGAACGGCGTCGCAGCGCCGGTCCCGTAGCTGGCGGTGGCCAGGGCGTCCGAGGTGGCGAGCTGCTTGCCGACCAGCGACGTGGTCAGCATCACGAGCCCACCGGCCTCGATCGACAGCTCCCAGTCGGTCACCTTCATGCCGTAGAAGCTGAACGGCTGCACGGTGCCGGCGACGTCGGGCTTGCCGACCTGGACCGACAGGTGGTCGTCGGTGAGGTCGCCGGGCGTGAACGTGTGGGTGTACGGGCCGGCGCCGGTGGTGTCCACCGCACCGAAACACGCCTTCAGGAGCGCGCCCATGCCCTGCTGGTACAGCTCGGTCTGGATGTCGCCGCCGACGTCGACGTTGCCCGCGGCCCACTGCTCCGACCGCAGGACGCGCTGGCCGGCGATGATCCCCTCGGACTCGAGCCGGTCGATCTCCTCGGTCAGCGACTCGGAGATGAGCGGGTAGAAGCGGGTGGGGGCGACGAAGGTCCCCCAGGTGGTCTCGGCCTTCACGCCGAGCTGGGCGGCCATCCCGGACTTCAGGGCCATGGGTCAGTCCTCCTCGGACGTGTCGGTGCCGTCGTCGGGGTCGTCGGCGGCGGTGGGCTCGTCGGCGGCGGGCGCCGTGACGATCTCGGTGAGCGCCTCGACGAGGCGGGCGCGGGGCTTGTCGGAGGCCTGCTCGACGGCGAGCGCCTCGGCGGCCTTCACGGGGTCGCCATCGACCTCGGCGAGGACCTCGGCGATGGTGGGGGCCTTGCCCCCGCCGGTGCGCCAGACGTCCTGATCGACGAGCCGGTCGGCGACCTCGGCGGGGACCTGGGCGACGCCGGCCTCGTCGGTGACCCACTGGCCGTCGGAGACGGCGTCGGCGATGGTGATGGGCGGCGCGGCGGGCCCGGTGTAGCGGACGGTCTTCACGGGGGTTCTCCTCAGGTGGGGGTGAGGCGGGCGGTGAACTCGACGGTGGCCTCGAAGCGGGCGGCGCGGCCCTGCATGTTCGGCAGGTAGCCGCGCACGAGCCGCCAGCGGGTGAGGACCGCCTCGAAGCGGGCCGGGTCGGTGACGCCGAGGTCGACGTTGTTGGCGAGGATGTCCTGCACCCGGGTGAGCAGCTCGACCGCGCGGGTGTCGGCGGCGAGCTGGGTGCCGTCCGTGGTGGGCTTGAGGACCTGGATGATCAACTGCTGAGCGATGGTCTCGTCGCGGTGGAGATGCCCGGCGGTCAGAACGGGGATCTCCTCGGTCTCGTCGGCGTCGCCGAGCCAGATCGCCTCGTAGTCGCCGTCGGTGGCCTGCAGGTTCGCCGGCAGGATGGGGGCGTCGTAGCTGATGTTCACGCCGGCGGCGGCGAGGGTGGTGTCGGCCTGCAGCGCGGCGATGAGCGCCGAGCACGCTGTGACGACCGAGGTGCCGATCATGCGACCACCGGGCCGGTCAGCCACTCGTCGGCGAGCATGTCGCGCACGTAGTTCGGGATCCCGAACCGGGGGAAGTTCTGGGCTGGAGCGTCGAACTCGCCGAGGGCCTGCACCGCGGCTTCCATGGGCCGCCATGCGTTCTTCAGCATCACTGCCGCTGCTTCCTTGAACAGCGGATCGACGGCGGCGGTCGTCGCGAATCGGCCCGCCACATAGGTGACCCGGACGGCTTCGGGCCCGACGGGGAACACGAGGGAGCCGCCGGCGGAGCGGCGGCTGAGCCGACCGGAGTAGACGGAGGTGGGGGTGCCGCCGCGTTGGGCGACGTAGCCGTAGGTGGGCTGAGTGTCGTAGTCCTCGGGGTCGAGGACCTGGGCGACGGTGACCGAGTACTCGGTGACCGACGTCCACGAGAACACCGGCGCGAGGCTCACCCACGCGTCGGGGCCGCCGCCTTCGAGGACCTCGGCGGTGACGGTGCGGCACACGATGGGCCCGCAGGCCTGGTCGAGCCGCCGCGACACGGCAGTGATCTTGCGGGCCAGGACACCGTCCTTCGACGTGTCCGAGAGCCCAATGCCGAGTTCTTCCTTCGCCTCGTACAGGGTGAGGACGTCGAGGGGGTCACCAGCGGTCGGCTGGGTGGGGGAAACCTCGAAGACGCCGTTCTCGACGTCGGCGGCCCCGGTCCCGGTCCAGGTGTAGGACCAGATCCCAGCGGTCGAGGCGGTGACGTTCTTCGTGTAGACACCGGTGGATGTCTTGGTGATCGTCCCACCGGCGTAGGTGTAGGTGGTCGCGGTCCCGGTGGGGTCGGTGACCACGAGGGTGACGGTGGTCGGGTCGGTCGCGGTGCCGGACACTGCGAACGTGTTGGTCAGGGTGACGGTGTCGCCCACCACTAGCCGGTCAGCCATCGGACACTCCCGGGGTTGAGGTCGCGAACGCGGCGACGGTCGCGGTGGACGATGCGAACCCGGCCACGGTCGGAGTCGAACGGGCAAACCCCGCGACAGTCGGTGAGCTGGTGGCGTTGATGTCGGGGATGACGATGGTTGCGCCGGTCCATGAGTAGCCGGGGTCGGCCCAGGTGGCGGTCGGGTCAGCCCACGTGGCGGTCATGCGAGGTCGGCGGCAGCGGCCCGGATCTGCGCCAGCGACGTGGCCTTCGCCAGCGCATCCACCAGAACGGTCAGACGTTCATCGGCGGACGGTTCGGGCGGCGCGAACCGGGCGGCCTCGGCGGCGGTCTGCGCACGGGACTCGACCAGCTTCCCGTGCTCGTGCAGTTCGACCGTCCCGTCGGAGAGCCACCGCACCTCCTCGACCACCGTCCCGTCCGGGGTCTGCACAACATCGGTAGCGAGCACGTCGGCCATCAGTTCACCGTCCAAGCGAAACCGACCGGACCCTGAAACCCGGACGAAGACAACGCTGTGGTGTCCCAAGCGGGAGGCGACGACGGGTTTGTGGCGTCGTAGGTGCGGGACACGTAGTGGTTCTGCGCCCACGACGCCATGCCGGTCCCCAACTGCATGAGGCCCGCCACCCCGTAGGAGGCGCACGTCAACACCACCGTCACCGACGCCTGGAACGACGCCAGATAGATCCCCGGCGTGAGGACCGCCGACAGGCCCGTCGTCTGCTTGAGCCCGGTGCTCGACGTGGCCAACTCACCGGACGTGAGCAGGCTCGCACCGGTCGGCTGCAACGCACCGGTCGACGCGTAACAGCCGATCAGCCCCTTGCCGAGAGCGGCGAGCGTGTCGACCCTGATCGCTGCCTTCGTGATCGTGATTGGGGCGTCGACCTTGAACGGGAAGTAGTAGATCCGGTTCGCGGTGCAGGTGATGTAGAAGTTGCCGTAAGTCCACACGGCGCCCGGCAGCCCGAACGCCTCCTGGCCGACACCGATCCCGGTCGCCTCGGCACCGGCCGTGATCGAAGCGGTGGACGCCGCGGTGACCCGGCCCTTCGCGTCCAAGGTGAGCACCGGCACCGCCGACGCCGACCCATACGACCCCGCCGACACCCCCGACGTGGCGAGTGTCGGGTCCGGGTAGGTCCCGGTCAGGTCACCACCAGCGGAGCCCGACGGGGCGCGGGAGTCGGTCAGCCGCGAGTCGTCACCCGCCGCGACCGTGCCCGCCGTCGTACCCACGTCGAGGAGAGCGGCGTCGCCCAGGCCGGTGATCACCGAAGCCGGATGGCCTGAAGTCGCCAGATCAGGCAGACCCGCGTGCGTCGACACCCCTCCGCCCTCATTGACGGTCACGGTGACCCCAGGCGGAGCGTCCGCCGTCAACTCCACCGTCGGCCCCGACACCACGGTCAGGTCGATCGTCGTCATGTCGTCACCTGTGGCAGCACCACGACACGGCCCCGCAGGAGCGTGAGCACCACCCCGTCAGGGTCGGTCACCTGCAAGTCCCACCGCCATGGAGCAGGACGGTGCGCGAGGCCAGCGGTGGAGGCCGCCGGCATGGTCAGCGTCACCACCGCAGTGCCGACGGTGGAATCGTCCACCGCCACGTCGAAGGCGACCTCGCCCTCCAACGGGGTCGAACCCGACGACGGGAACCCCGGACGCATCGCTGCAGCGAACACCCACCCGGCAACGGAGAAGTCGACCCCGGTGTAGTGGTCGCCGTTCACGGTGACAGTCAGCTCGTAGTCGTCGCCCTGCATCACCGCCCGGTCGTCCTCGAGGTCGAGCGTCGCCGGCGTCATTCATCGGCTCCTGTCGGTGACGAGGTCGAGGGCGGCGTCGGCGTCGGCCAGGGCGGCGTCGAGCTCGGGCGGCACCTCGTCGCCGGCGGGCTGCTCGTCGGTCGAGTTGTCGCCGATCGGGGGGGCGGACAGCAGGCGCAGGGCCTCGTCGGCCTCCGCCTCGGTGATCTCGCCGGCGGACTTCTTCTTCGCGATGCCGATGACGGCGTCCATGTCGACCATCTCGCCGGAACGGACCGACCGGACCGCGAGGACCTTCGCCCCCGGGACTGCGCCGCGGAGGACGACGGACACCTCGTCGAGGTCGCCCTTGATGATCTCGGTGACGCCGTCGTCGGCGGTGCGGTCGGCGAGCCGCCAGAAGCCGACGGAGACGTCGGTGAGGGTGCCGGAGCGCATCTGCTCGTGCGCCTGCTTGGCCCGCTCCACACTCCCCCCGAGGTCGAGACGGCCGGTGATGAACAGGCCCTCGTCGGTCTCACGCCAGCCAGTGGCGCGGCCGATCGGCTCCGCCCAGTCGTGCGCCCAGGCGATCACGGGGAGGCGCTGCTCGAGCGAGGCGTTGAACACTCCCTTGATGAACCGGGTGCCGTAGTCGTCGACGATGTCGTAGGCGACGGCGAGGACCTCGAAGGTGCCTTCGTCGGTGACGGCGCGGACCTCGCCGCGGAGGTGGCTGCGGTGGCCCTCGCGGTGTTCGGGGGCGCCTCGGGTCTCGTAGCGGGTGGTGGTCATGCTGCGCTCCTTCGCGCTCGTCGGACGTTCTCGGCGTGGGTCACCGGCTCCAGGTGGTCGGGGTTCACGCATCCGCGGTTGCGGCAGAGGTGGTCGATGTCATGGGCCTCGGGGATCGGTCCGACGAGCAGCTCGTAGCCGACCCGGTAGGCCTTGGCGTTCGTCTGGCCCATCTGGAAGCGCGCGTACCCGGCGGGGTCGCGGTGGCCTCGCCACTCCCAGCAGTCGTCGGTCTTCTCGACGTACTGCCACCAGCGGGCGGCGAGGTCTCCGACGATGCGGGAGGTGGCGTGGGGGCTGCCGTGACGGCGCCAACGCATGTAGTGCGTCTGGCACCAGCCGAAGGCCTTCACGCCCTTCGCACAGCCGTCGATCGAGCAGGTAGCGTCGGGCACGTCATCAACCTCCTGCGGTTGGTGGCCGGGTCCGGGGGCGTTGGCGCGCCGCCCGGGCCACTTCGTGTAGGTGCCCATTCTACGCCGCCGCCAACAGCGCAGCGCGGAACCGCGCCTCGTCGAAGTGCCCCGGCTGAACCAGACGCAAGGCCACCCGAGCCACCTCGCCTGGCACCGACCTCCGCATCTCGGCGAACTCGTCCGGCGTCAGCGTGCCGACTGTGCAGCGGCAGTTAATCGTTTCGTCCCCGGCGCCGTTGGCGTCGCCCGGGTACATGAGCACCTCGCCGCCGACCATGAACGGCTCGACCATGGAGACCACCTGGCCGTCGGCCTCCGCGTGGGAGTCACGGGTCCGCTCGTCCACGGTGGAGATCCAGATCCGGCCGGCCGCTACGTCGTTCGGCAGGTTCTGCGAAGCGAGCGTGTGCGACCCGTTCGCCGCGCCGATCACCTCGGTGCGGGCGATCGTCCGGGCACGAGACGACGATGCGACGTCGAAGACGTGCTGCACCTCGGCCGCCAGGTCGTCGATGCTCATGCCCTGAGCAACGCCATCGACCAACGCCTGCTGGATGGCGGCGTAGGTGGTGTCGCTCACGGCGCCGGCGAGCTGGTTGGCGCGGGCCGTGATGAAGTCGTCGATGAACGGGGCCTTGATGTCGAAGCTCACCCCGAACTGGTGGTTGATGCGGCTGAGACTCCGGGTGGCCGCCTGCTGGTCCATGAGCCGGGCGAGGCGGGCGGCCTGGTCTGTCCACTTCTGGATCTCGTTCGGCTCGAACGGGCCACCAAGGCCGACGTCTGCTCGGAGCTCGCGCGCCTGGGCGGCGGCGACGAGGCGGTCATGGTTGCCGCTGCGCTTGCTCACCGCCTGGGAGACGACCGAGCGGGCCTGCTTGGCGAAGTAGTCCTGCCACGCCTCGGTCCACGCCTCTTCCAGGTTCCGCATGTCGGAGTCGAAGCTGCGCCACTCGACGGCGCGCGCCGCCTTGCGCTCGTCCTCTGTCGTCACGCGGGTCGACGGGCGAGCGGGGTCCTCCGTGGCTGTCCGCTTCGGGATGGCTCCCCGCTCGCCCTCACCGTTCGTCTCCGCAGACACCGGGATGGCTACCCCCGGCAGTTCCGGCATGCCGGAAGGCTTCGGCGTTTCTCGCTCAGCCTGTGCGCTGCCCCTGCGAAGCGACTCTGTGACCGACGCCAGCCGGTCAGCGATCTTCCGCCCATCCATCTGCACCGACACGGGGGTCGGCTGCGGGATCAGGCCCGCCGGCAACTCGGCGGCCAACCCGAACCACGGCCGCACCTCCTCCGCCGACGCGATCCCACCCAACACCAGCGTCGCCGCCTCCTGCGCCGACACCGGCGGACGCACCTTCAACGCGTCCACATCCGACAGGTCGAACCAGCCCACCTCCCCACCCAGCCGATCCGCCAGCTGCGCGTTCACCTCACCACCGAACTTGCGGGCGTCCTTCGCCAGCCCCTGCCAGTAGTCCACCGACTCCTGGCCGGCGTTGCTGTAGGTCCGGTCCGCCGCGGACAGGCGTGACCACGGCACCCCGAGCGCCATCGCCACGTGCTCGAGCGCGGCGCGCTCCTGCTCGAGGATCCGGGCGTCCTTCTGCGACAGGCCCAGCGTCTGGATCGTCACCGCCTGCGACGGCAACGCCCCGTCGGGGTCCGCCTCGATGAACGCCGTCCGGCCGGCGTTGTCGACACCGGCGTGGCGGCCCTCGAACTGGGCGACGAACGCGTCGTAGTCCTCCTGCGTGGCGAACGCCTCCGTCACCACCACCTGCGCGGGGCGGGCGTCGTTGCGGAGGAACGCCGCGTTGTAGCGGCCCACCATCACCGCGACCTCCACGTCGATCGCCGCCGACTGCAGGATCGAGTAGGGCTGGCGGAAGTCGTCGGGCGCCGGGTCCCACCCGTAGAACACCCGGTCCGGGGCGAGCCGCTTCGGGTCGTCGGGGCGGCCGTACTCGAACCGCGTCCACCAGGCGGCGCCGCCCTTCGTCGGGACCGCCTTCAACGCCGAGGAGGTGAGCGGCCACAGGGCGGCGACCTGGTCGCCGTTCAGGTCGAGCTCGGAGGCCATCTGGCCGGTGAGGTACCGCTGGGTGAGCATCCACTCCCACCACACAGCGGCGGACAGCATCGGGGCGGGGGCCACACCGAGAAGCTGACCCATCCGACTGTTGGGGCTGGTGGCGGGGAGCTCGAGGTACGAGGCGGGGAGGCGAGGGCCGGCGACGAACGGGAGCCCGGCGAGGTCCTGCGCCTTGATCTGGATGCAGCGCATGACGACCCAGGCTTGGAGGGCTTTGCGGGTGGCCCGTGCGGCGTCGTGCCGGTTGACCTGGGGGACGTCGAGGCCGAGGAACTGGAGGCGTTGGGTGGCGGCGACGGGGTCGCGGCGCTCGCCTCGGAGGCTGGTGCGGACGATGCGGCGGCGAGGGCTCATGCGGCCCTCCGGGTGCGCAGGCCACCACGACGGGCAGCGGACAACTCCAGGTCGGTGCACGCCCACACCAAGGCATCCACCCGGTCAGGCGAACCCTGGGCCACGTCGGGCGCCCACCCGCACATCTGCGCCTCGAGGTCGGCCAGGTCGCCCACATGGTGCACCCGACCCTGCTCGTACAGTGCCGCCACAGGCTCGGCCCGCACCCGCTTGCCGCGGCTCGCGGTCACCTTGCGGTACGGGACCGAGCGGTCCACCGCCCGCAGCACCGACTCCACCAGGTCGCCGCCGTTGTTCACCTCGGCCACCACCCGGTCCCCCTGCCAGCGGTCCAGCGCGCCCACCGCCACGCTGGCCCAGCCCTCCGGCGACAGGCGGCACGTGTCGTCCGCGAGGACCCACAGGTCGCCGTCGGCGGACTGGCCCACCGTCACGATGCCGGTGGAGTCCGAGTCCTCACCCGACGTGACCGCGGGATCGACCGCTGTCACCACCCGCACCAGGTCAGGCACCTCCGCGAGGCCCACCCGGAAGCCGGGGGCCTCGAACTGAGCGAGGTTCCACAGGGCGCCGGGGGTGTCGAGGAGCAGCTCGCCGTCGAGCTCCTGGCGGCCGATGCGGGTCCCAGCGTACCGGCGCTCCATCTCCGCGACGAACGCCGGGGACAGGTTGGCGACGTTGTCGAGCATCCGGCCCCGGGTGACGTGCACGGTGCCGTCGGTGCGCTGGGCGAGGTCCATCACCAGCGCGGTGGGCCGGGGCGTGCCGGTCACGACGATGCGGGGGTGGTCGCCGAGGCGGGTAGCGAGACGGATCTGGGTCCACGTGTCGAGGCGCCGCCACGAACCGGGCTCGTCGGCCCAGCCTCCACGGAAGTTCCAGCCACGCCACCGCTCGGGCTCGTCCGCGGAGCCGACCTTGATGCGCCAGCCCTCGCCGACGAGCTCGCCGAGGGAGCGGTTCCACGTGTGGGCGATGCACCGGCGGCGCAGCACGCCGAGCAGGCCCGTGGGGCCTTCGGTCATCACGTCGCGGGCGTCCGCGTAGGTGGGGCCGGCGGCGAACCAGTCGCCGCCCGCTCGGGCGTGTTCGACGAGGTCTTCGCTGCCGGTGCGGGTCTTGCCCCAGCCTCGGCCGGCGAGGACGAGCCACACGTCCCAGTCGCCGTCGGGGCGGCGTTGGTCGGGGCGTGCGGTGGGGAACGGGCCGGTGAGGAGGGTGCCGGCGAGGTGGTTCCACTCGGCGTCGGTGAGGGAGCGGACGAGCTCGAGCGTGTCGGTCACGCTGCGGTGTCCCTGACGAGTTCGAGGACCTGGGCGAGCTCGTGCTCCTGGTCGGGGGTGCGCTCGGGGGCGACATGCTCCACCCGCTCGGTCGCCTGACCGGTGAGGAGCTGCAGCTTGTCGACGGCGATGCCCAGGCTCACCATGATCTTCGCCTGCTCGGCGAACGTCGGCTGGTCCCGCTCGATCTCCACCACCTCGACGTGCGACCCGACCGCCTGCCCGTCCGACACGGTCATGGCCCGCTTCTCGACACACGGGGCGAAGAGCTGACGGCGGAGCCGGTCGGCGTCGTCCATGAGCTCGGACGCGAGCCGTGCCCGTCGGACCTCGAGGCTGGCCTGGGTGGCCCGAGCGGTTTTCTCGGTTGAACGTCCGAGGTCGAGGCCGGCGTCTCGTGCCCAGCCGGAGAGGGTGCTCTTGGGGATGCCGGTCTGGCGGTGGGTGTCGGCGAGGGTGGTGCCGTTGGTGAGGAGGTTGAGGGCGTGGGCTCGTTCGTGGTCGCTCCACTTCCCCATGGGTGGGGAGTATGGCAGATCGCGGTTGGGTGTCAACGTTTGCGTTCGGTGGCTGGGTTCGAGGGGGTAGCGCCTGGGCGTGGTCACGGGCGGGCTCCTGGTTCTGGGCGGTGGGCCCTCCCGTCCGGCCCCCCCTTCGGGGGGGGTGCCGTGACGGGTGAGGGTTGACGGGTGTGACGGGTGCTCTGACGGGTGCGATTTGCTGGGGTTTTCGGGGTGGTGACGGGTGGTGACGGGTGCTGTTGACGGGTGCGTGACGGGTGCGACGGGTGGTA